GGAAAGCCTCGCAAATATTGCAGTTTAGATATCAATCTCGCGGTTGCATAATTTTCGAACCAGAACTTAATGCTCTATGACTTTAAGCTGGAAAGCGATCTCCAGGTTTGCCCTGCTGATAGGGCTGGTATACATATGGATATTGGGCAACGAAGAACTCATTCATGGATTGTTCAGTTTGACAATCTTCCAGGTCGAAACAAAGACCTTGTTCGGCGCTACCGGTATTTTGTGCGTATATGGAAACTCAATCGGCAAGGACACAAATTTGTTGGATTTTGCTTACTGCCTTCTAGTACGATTAGTCGCGTTCTGGCAAGATACCGCGGTATTATGTTTAAACAACTTTTGGTCAGTGATAAATACTTTGAAGCTACTTTCTCCATCTCAGCAGGCGCTATGCCTGTTAATGTTATTTGGGGTTATGTTGTCCCCTTGGAAGACCGTCAGGCTGCTGTGGATTATATCCACCCCGGTACGGTTATTGACAATCGGATTATTAGGCGTCATAGCACTACCATTCAGGCTACTTTGGAGGTTCCTGGTGAGAACCTATGGAAGGATTATGTCGACAATTGAGTGGATTGTTGACTGGTATCAGTTCTTGGTTGGCCTGCCTACTTATTTAAGGAAGTGGGTCGACGGAGAACTGGGTAAATCCATCCAGTTGCCCGAGGATAAGACTATCAAGGTTGGATTGTTAGGGAAGGTCGATGAGATATTGGCCATCCTCCGATCTAGCCGAACTGGTGGTTCTCTCGAGGCGGTTCAAAACAGCAGCGAATTCGTTGCTGCAGGATGGCCAAAAGGCTTGGTGGCTGTGCGAGACCCAACATCTCAAATTCGAGGAATGGGCTTCATAGTTAAATTGCGTGGTCAACATTGTCTCGTCACAGCAGCACATGTGGCGAACTATTGCACTGGAGGTTTAGTTCTTTCCCGGAAAGACTTACATATGCAGGTAAATGATGCGAAAATTGTCTTCCAATCCAAACTGGATGTGGTTGCTTTTGCGCTGCCCCCTAACACCATGTCGATTTTAGGCGTTGGTCCTATTAAAATTGGCAAAACGGCAGCTGAAGGCTTACCCATTAGTTGTTTTGGGTTTGTTAATGGCACTTTGGCACGGGCTATCGGCATTATGGGTAAAACTGGGAAGAATATGTATTTTCAACATACGGCTTCCACAACATTAGGATTCTCTGGCACTCCAATCATTCGGGATGGAGTTGTCAGTGGCATACATGTCCGGAGCGATGCGGCAGGACATAACTACGCATTGGGTCTGGACTTCATGGTTTCGGCATTGGAATCTAAGGATTACGATGGCAGGCGACACAGGTTTGAACAGGACGAGTTTGAAGATTTAGATGATTCAGACGTCTTGGCTTATCAGTGGGAACAGGAACAGGCTTGGAAGCTTCGTGCGGACGGGCATTTCTGGGCTCGCGAACAACAAGATAGGCCTTTGTTCACCGGTGAAAACTTGTCAGGATTTTCCTGGGCTGACGATGTCGACTTTGAGTATGGCATTGATGACTATGGCCGAGGTATTGAAGAATCGTGCCCGGGTTTTCTCAAAACCCCAGCAGCAACCACGGCTGGGGAAAACAATACTTCAAGTGGGAGGAACCAGGACCAGACAAAGACAACTTGTGTCGAGTCGGAAGGTTCGATATCTTCAACAGCGGAGGCAAAGGCAACACCGGTAAGCCCTCCAAAGAAGAACAAGAAGAAATCGAAGCGCTCAAGGAATGGCAATGGCCAACAAGTGGTCCAGAAGCCGTCAGGAGCTCCCTCCGCATTCATTCAAGAGGTCTCAATCCCGGAAAATGGCAGCCCCCCCAAGAAGGAAAAGAATGGATCCGAGCCCAAATCTTGGATTCAGGTTTATACCCGCGAACTACTCTCCCGGTCTGGTTCAGGAAGTGGGTTGGAAGTAGAACTGGCGATGATCGAGGCAAGCCGAGAGGCAAGCAAGGTCTTCCCCAGAGACCCGACCACCCGCTCACGGTCAAAGACCTCGGAGAAATCCGAGAAATTGTCGAGCACAACATCGTAGGTGATTCCCATCCGGGATACCCTTGGTGTAAGCTTGGCAGGGATAACAATGAGGTTTTATCGGTATACGGCGAATTAATTTGGGCTGAGGTGGTGCGACGCCTCAACAGGCTTGCTGAGGTTGGTGACTCAATTGACAACATGAGTCCGTCTCAACTCATCCAAGAGGGTTTGTGTGACCCTGTAAAACTCTTCATCAAGAAAGAACCACATAACTTGAAGAAGATTGTTACAGGTAAGTTGCGCATTATCGCTTCTGTATCGCTCGTTGATCAAATAGTCACGAGAGTGCTTTGTATGAAACAAAACAAAGCTGAGATAAAGGAGTGGAAAATGTGCCCAAGCGCTCCTGGTATGGGTTTGAATGACGACTCGTTGTGTGTCATTTGGGAAACGGCAGAGATCATGGGCCAACATGGCACAGTGTGTGAAACTGATGTGTCAGGTTGGGACTGGTCAATGAAACCTTGGGAACTTGAAGAGGATGCCAAACTGCGTGCTTTGTTGGCTGGCGAAGAACCTGGAAGTTTGTTCGGGCGTCTTTTAAGGTCACATGCGCACATCGTCTGTAACTCGGTTTTCGTCATTGGTGATGGTGAAATGCTTGCTCAAACAATTCCAGGTGGGCAGCTAAGTGGTGATTATAACACTTCCTCTACTAATTCAAGAGGTCGTGCTATTGCTAGTTTAGCAGCTCGCTGGAAAGCACAAGTGTTTCGTCCAATGCCTTTGATGGGAATCAAGTGTATGGGTGATGACTCATTTGAGATCTTTTTCCAGGGACTGGTTGAAGGATTGGAAGCTATAGGCCATACTATTAAAATGTGTGTGCAAAGGCCTAATCTGAAGAATTTTGAATTTTGTTCTCAGAAGTTTCTTGGCAGAGGACGTGCTTATCCTGTAACTGCCACCAAGACCTTATTCCGGTTCCTGTCACACAACCCTGCTGATCCTAAATATGCAGAGTATCGGGCGCAACTGATGGATTATTTCCGTCACTTACCTGAAGATCAGCTTGAACCAATTAGAAGACTAGCGAACGCCCGAGTTGCGAGGGCGCAAAAGTTAGCAGATAGCGTTGAAGCAAACTGATTTCTATAGCATGGCAACTAGACGACAAAGGCGTCGTGCTCAAAATACAAATGGAAATCAGAATACGCGGTCTAGGCGGCGGAACCAGCCTCAAATGGTTCCAAGACAAATCCAAAGTCCCGGCGTGTATCACTTCCAGGGATGGGTGAGTTTGAGTGATAAACCACTTATTAAAGCAAATCAAACTTTATATTCATCCTCTATCTCACTACATTCTGGGAGATTGCCTGGCATCCACGACTTTATGTCCCGATATGCAATGGTCACACTGAACTCGCTCGGAGCTCGGTTCAAACCCGCGCTCGTCACCGCAAATGGGCTAGTCTCGGTCTTAGTATTGACTACTCAGCGCCTTAAGCACATGGTCAAACCTGCAAATCCAAACCACAGGTGGTTTAAAGATAATGGGTCCACTGTAGTGCAGTTGATTAGACAGGCGAATTCGCCTCCTTCTAATAATCCTCTTTATCTTAAAGAAGCTGTACAAGCTACGGAAACATCCGCCGCTGGAACAGGAACTGCTCTTGGTTATGTCTTTTGGTGTTGGGAGGGTCCTGCTAATTCTGAGGATCTAGCTAGTGTGGGCGAGATTGAGGTCTATGTTGATGCATTGTTTGAAGGATTGAATGCATAGTCGTGTTGATAATAAATCCCTCTTCCAGTGGAGCCTTTATGGTGTTCACTGAAACAGCGTTGTCCGCCGGGAATCCGCTGTTGGGTGAAGGAGAAACGGGGGGGGCGAGGAACGAGCCATACAGTGTTCCGAAAGTAGGGACGAGTACCTTAGTGAATCTAGGACTATTTGTGCTTCGTGAGCTGCATTCCGTAAGGAGTGTAGAGTCCAGTGGATGGGCGCCCTTTAATTAGGGGGTTTGTGTGATGGCAAAGTCACTTAGTGCTCTTAGTTGTAGTGGAGCGGAG